ATTCACACTGTGGCAGGTGCTCACGATCAAGGAGAACATCGAGCGCGGTACCGGGTACCAACTGCGTAAGCAGAAGCGCAATCGCCGCAGCATCTATCGAGAGCCTGTCATCAAGCGCTAGGTATCGGAACCGAACGATCGAATGCCTCTCGCGGTGGTGTCTCCACCCTTCTGCCGGTAACACTTCTCAACTTCTCGCCATCGACAGATCCCCGGATTCATCCCTCGCCTTTGCGGCAATAAACCCGAGAAAAAAGCTACTGTGTCGGATTCGCGAAGGCACATATCGAGTGGGTCTTGGTTGAAAAACAGGACCTTCGGAGACGCCACCACAGGGGGCATTCATGAGACACAAGAAGGAGGTGAAAGATATGCAAGATTCCATCGCTGGCGAAATGCCGCTCTACGTACCGATCAAGGCAGCAGCCCACTATGCAGGGATCGGTGAGGATTTGATGCGCGCTTTTGTGAACTCGACCGTCGACCCCATCCCGCACATCAAGTCTGGCAAGAAGAAGCTGATCCGAGTTTCTGCGATCGCTGAGTATTTGGAGAAGAAGGAAGAGAGGTAAAGCGGATTGGAGCCTCACGAAAAAGAAGAAGCCCCCTGCAATATGCAGAGAGCTTCCACTCAAAACCAAGTCAGAGCATACCACAAACGGTGGCTGCCATGTCAATAGCATGGACGCTCACCCTCTGTGGCATCGCTCTGGCTCTCGTAGCACTTGGGTTGGTTCGTGAGGAAGGTCTTATGACTCGAAAAGGAGCGCGTCAGCGAAGTTGGTCGAACGCTGATCTTAGCTATCTCTATCTGAATCTTGGCAAGAAGCCCGTGAAAGAGATAGCGAAGAGGCTCAA